CATGCTCCGCGGCGACATCCGGGACTTCAACCGATCGACCGCTGAAGCCGCGATCGAGTTCGCCGAGAGCCAGGTGTTCGGCCCTGAGCGTGACGAGTTCGACTTCGCCATCAACCGCAAGATCCTGACCTCGTTCGGCATCCGGTTCTGGCGCTTCAAGTCGAACGCCCCGGCGACGCGCAACGCGAAGGACCTGAGCGTCATGATCGGCACGCTCACCGACGCGGGTGTGCTCACGCCAGGCGAGGCACGCGACCTCTCGCAGATGGTCTTCAACCGCGAGCTCAAGAAGCTCACGGCCCCCTGGACGACCCAGCCGATCTCCCTCACGCAGGCCGGGCTCCAGCCACCCCTCGACCTGGAGTCCACGCCGGGGGCCGCTGCCGGCCTCCCTGGAGCTCAGGGCAGCGCTGCCGCCCCGGGCGCCGACGCCCCGCCCCTTGGCGCAGCCGGTGCGCCTGCCGGCGCCCTAGCGCCGGCCGCGTCGGACCAGCCGGCGGGCGCTGCGTCGGGGGCCAGCTCGCTCCTGACCTCGAGCGACATGGCGAGCGTCGTGACGGTGAACGAAGCGCGCTCGCGCGCCAACCCGCCGCTCGACAAGCTGAAGAAGCCCGGGACCAACGAGGACGATCCCGATGGGTACCTGACCGTCACCGAATTCAAGGCGAAGCGCAGCGCCAAGGGTGAGGCGACGGGGACCGCGAGCGGCGACGCCGCTACCGGCCAGCCACCGAACGCGCAGCCGACGAAGAGCCTGCCGTCTCGCGGCGCGATGCTCGATGGCGTCATGCAGCTCCTCGCGCTGCGGGACCAGCTGATCAAGGCCGAAGCCGAGCAAGTCGAGAGCCGGTACCGTGACGCAGACGAGTGAGCTTCTGATTGCCGGCACCGACGCGGCGACCGAGATCCTCTCGCGTTACTACCTCATCGAGAAGGCGCTCAACCCGCTCCGGTACAACGACTATCTTGCGATCGTCGGCCGGCTGTCCACGGCGCTGACGGGCGTGACCGCCCGCGAAGAGGGCACCGCCATCAAGCGCGCCATCGAGAAGCTCGATGTCGACTGGCCGAACATGAGCGAGGAGCAGATCGACCGCACGGTCGACGCCGCTCGCTCCGTGCTGCGCTTCCCCGAGACGACCGTGCCCGAGCTCACCACGGTGCTCAGCTCCAGCGGCAAGCGCATCGTCGTGAGCACGAAAGAGGCTGCGAGCAAGCGGTACAAGCTCCGCGTCCCCACGGACCTGAATCGCGTCGACGTGAACGTGCTGAAGTCCGCGACGGACATGCAGGTGAACTACATTCGCGATCAGTGGGGCGTGCGTCAGGACGCCTTCGACCAACGAGCCCGGCAGATCGTCTCGGATGGCCTGGCCGCGGGTGCGGGTCGAGAAGAGATCGGTGAAGCGCTCTTCAACCAGTTCGGCGGGGCGTTCGGCAAGAGCGAATCGTACTATGACGTCGTCGCCAGCGCGCACGCCGGTCGCGCGCGCTCGTACGGGCACCTCTCGTCGCTCGAGCTTGGTGGCTTCGACGAGTTCGAGTTCGTCTCCGTCATGGACGAGGTCACGTCGTCCGTCTGTCGCTTCATGAACAAGCGGCGCTTCAAGGTGCGTGAGTCGCTGGACCGCTACGTCTCAGCGGCGGCACTTGAGGACCCCGAGGACGTGAAGGATCACCAGCCTTGGGTCTCGGTCGGTACCAACGACAAGGGTGAGCGAGAGCTCTACTACAAGACCCGTGACGGCTCGCGCAACGTGGTCGCGGGCATCACGCAGGACGCGTCGGGGCAGCGCGACGATCAGGGATCGTTCAACCAGAAGATGTCGGACGCCGATCTCGCGGCAGCGGGGATGACCTCACCCCCTTTGCACGGGCGCTGTCGTTCGACTATTGTAGCGGTGTGAGGAGATCAACATGCCTGGCCCCTTCGCAAGCCTCGTAGTCGAGAACCAGATCCCCAAGGTCGTCGTCGGGATCGAGGCCGCGGTAGCGGGCTCCTTCCTCGAAGACGCGCAGCGCCAGAAGGTCATTCTGGTGAGTCAGGTCACCCGGGAGGAGACGAAGCGCCGGGCAGCCATCTGCCTGAAAATCTTCCGAACGCTGCGCGGGGACCTCAAATGGGGCGTCGAACGCATCAACGATTCCCTTCCCCACTTCCTTCGATGCGAGCTTGATGGTATCGCTTGGACTCCTGACGCTACTCGGGCATCTTGGAGCCCGAGCCAAGAGATCACCCGAGAGGACACACGGACATGAACGCACTCGCTGCACATCTCGCAAAGGTCGAAGAGGCGCTCGGCGCCATCGTCAACGCCCCGCCCGCCGCTGCCGCTACCCCGCCGGCACCCGCGATGATCGAGCTGAAGCAAGCCGACGTCGTGGGTTACATCACTGGCGAGATCGCGAAGGCGAAGGACGAGAAGGATGAGGAGAAGGCAAAGAAGCGCCTCGCCCATCTGCACAAGAACGTCGTCGCGCTTTCGAAGTTCTCGTGGGAGAGCACCGAGAGTGCGAAGATCCCCGAGTACCAGGAGCCGAACCTCACTGCGAAGACGGAGGAGAGTGACAAGACGATCACCCCCGTTGCGCAGCCCGACAACGTCATGCACCTGTCGTTCGGCAAGGTGCTCGCAGACTTGCAGAAGGCGGTCGACGCGCTCACGGCGCAAGCCGCTCCCGCGGTGGAGACGCCGGCTGCGCCCGATCCGAACGCGAGCTTCTGGCCGAAGGACGTGAACAGCGCGACCTTCATGAAGGAAGGCGTGAACAAGCGCGGCGGGGCTGGGACCGACGCGTGGGGTGCCGATCCGTGGGCTTCCCAGCCCGCGAAGTGAGCGTCCCGAAGCAGTAGCGTCCCAGGACCGGAGGAGAGCAAGTGACTGAAAAACGAGTCGTCAGGAAGCGATCGATGAGCGCGGTGCTCCCCGCGCAGATGCCGCTCTTCAAGGACGCCTCGTACTTGCTCGACATGCCGTTGCGCGCCGGCCCCGCCCCGTACGAACTACGGTACAGCGAGGCCGGCGCGTTTCTGCACCTCACCAACCTCGAGCGCCCGCTCGTGTGGAAGCTCGCACTGCCACGCATCCCGGTCTCGAAGGACAACCTGGAGGAGACCTCGCAAGGGTTCTCCCCCTACGGTGATCGATTCTCGCATGGGTTCGCGGAGCCCATGTCGGTCGACGCGTCGCCGGCGGACGGGCTGCCACCCGCTGATCCGGTGCGCCAGGGCAAGGCCGAGTTCGGCCTGCAAAGCCCCGACGAGCACGAGTACTTCCTGTCGGGCGACGGCCTGGCGGGCATCGTGCGGCTGAAGCGCAAGGAGGGCGGGGACTGGAGCGCGCAGCTCAGCAAGACCAACATCCCGCGCGTCCTCTCGTCCGAGGCGGTTTCCGCCGGCATCATGCCTCCCACCGGTCACTCCGGGCTGCCCGCTTCGCTCGAAGCCGTGGTGCCTGAGGAGTACCACTACTGGAAGGCGAGCGATCCCACCGAGGCGAAGAGCATGCGTGATGCTCTCGTCGAGAGCGCGTTTTTCACCGACGACTGCGTCAAGGCAGTGAACGGCGAGCTGCGCAAGGTCGAGACGAAGTACTACCTCTACGAGCCGAAGGCGAAGGGCATGTCGCGCCGCAAGAAGGCGGCCCCGCGCACGGTCGGCGAGAAGGTGCTCTCGCTCTTGCCTGCCGACGCGCTCGTGCTCCCCAATCCCTTCGACGGTGAGGGCGACTGGCTCGAGAAGCTGGACGAGCAGGACAACGTCGGCAAGACGGTCATCCTCTCGCCGCAGACGAACGACGTGAGCCCGCGGGAGATTGCGCGCGCGGTCGCCACGCTGAAGTCGAGCTGGCTGATCGACGTGAACGACGGGCCAAAGGCCCGCGAAGCGCTGAGCGCAGTGGGCCCCGTGTTCAAGCTCAAGGGAGAGCCCTTCCGCCTGTTCGCGTCCAGCTTCGCGCCGGCCAACATCACCGAGGTCGAGTTCTTGGATCAGCCGACGCTGCGCGGTCTGGGCGAGGTCGCGAAGATGCGGCTGCGCAAGGCAAGCGCCAGCAAGTCGATCGAGTTCCAGGGAATCACCATCAGCATCGACCGCCCGAAGGGCTACGTGCAGACGGGCAAGGATGTCGAAGGCAACGAGTGGTCGAGGACGTACCAGACCGACTACGGTTTCATTCCTCGTACCAAGGGCGGTGACGGAGAAGCTCTCGATGTCTTCGTCGGCCCGAACGATAAGAGCACGACCGCCTACTGGGCATCGCAGCGCAAAGCGGATGGGACCTTCGACGAGTACAAGCTCTTCGTCGGATACGACAGCATGCGTGAGGCGCTCAACACCTACGCCGCGCACATCCCGCAGAAGTACTTGATCGACATGGAGCCGGTGTCGCTCGAGAAGATCAAGTCGCTGCTCTCGATCGAGCCTGTTTCGAAGCTGCTCGAGCTCGTCCCGCTCACGAAGGGCAAGTGGCCCGGCTACGCTGGCGGCGAGGCGCGGCCCAAGAAGAAGCGCAAGGTCGGCAAGGCGGAGATCTCCTTCGACCAGATTCGCACCATGCTGAACGAGCAGCTCCGCGAGAAGCTCTCGCCGGGTGAAGGCGCGCCTGGTGCACCGTGCGGACCCTGTCCGTACATCTGCGACATCTACGACGACAGCGCGGTCTACGACTACGAGGGCAAGCTCTACCGCGTGCCTTACGCGTTGTCGGAGACTGGCGCGCAGCTCAGCGGCGAGCCCGCGGAGGTGATGCGCGCGTACGTCCCGGTCGGGCAGGCTGCGCAGCCGCAAGCGCCGGCCGGTGACCAGCCGGAGCCCACGGGCGACACCGAGGTGCAGGACAGCGCACCCGCGGGCAAGGCGGCCACCATCAAGCGCGGCATCGTCACCAAGGACGAGGGGGCTGACGCCCACTACATCCTCGGCATCGTGCTCGAGCCCGACGTCGTCGACGCGCAGAACGACACGTACTCCGCCGACGAAGTGCAGCAAGCCGAGCAGCGGTTCATGATCGACTTCCGCAACATCGGCCTCATGCACAAGGGGCACATCAACGAGCAGGTGAAGATCGTGGAGAGCTACATCGCTCCCGTGGACTTCCAGCTCGGCGAGGAGTCGGTCAAGAAGGGCACCTGGCTCATGGGGGTCAAGGTGCTCGATCAGAAGCTCTGGAAGGCGTGCAAAGAGGGCGACTACACCGGCTTCTCGATTGGCGGCTCAGCGATTCGCAAGCCGGTTGCTACCGCCTGATTGACAACCATCCACCGCCTGAAGCAGACTGGACGCTCACGTGCCTGCACCGAACGACAATCAAGTCTTCCGCCTCACCGACATGGAGGTCGAGGAGACATCGATCGTCGATCGTGCAGCGAACAAGCGCAAGTTCTTGGTCGTGAAGAGGAGCCCCGACATGACGCAGAAGAGTGGTGAGCTGGTGCCGGACGGCAAGGGTGGATTCATGAGTGCTCCCG